CGATATGTCGGTGCAGGTTTCGCCGAAAAATTAAGCATATCTGATATTAACGCATCATCTATTATAAACTTAGAAGCCATTAAAATACATCCCTTGAATTACCTTGAGCAGGTCTTTCCGCTGATCGCGATCTACCCACCATCTCACTAAACATTTTTGAAAACTGGTCTGCCTCTTCGGCAGTATCGAAAGATAAAAAATCTCCCATCTTCATTGCATACTTAACAGGATCAATTCCCTGTTCGCGAAGATTGACTAACTGACCGTCAATCATTCGAATTGTTGGATAGAGAACTATTTTTCCATCAAGCTCACTATACTCTGTTCGAACGGTCTGATTGTTCAACATCGGTGTCGAAGGGTCTAACGCCCTCTTTATCCACTCAATGTTTTGTATGTTCTCCATCTAGTCACCTTCCACGGTCCGCGGTTCGCTCTTCATGTCATCCTGAACGATGAGACCGCGATCCTGTTGAATGCCGAGCTTATCATAGTTTTGTAAAACTTTAATCAATTCTTCTTTGCTCATGCTATCGAGAGAGTTCTCCGCTTGCGCTTTGTTATCGTAGAAGCCTGCCACTCGACCGCGGTCACTTCTGCATTGACGGCAGCCGAGTAGTGTTTACTCTCCATTGCCGCTTCGCGGATTTCTTTCAGCGACGAGAGGTGCGAGGCCATCGAAACGCCAGCCGTCTCATACAAATCTTGTTTTAATTCATTCACCGCTTCGACCACAAAGGGATTGAGGTGAGGGTTCAGAAGTTCGTGGGCAGTTTGCCGAGCTCTGCCATCAGCGTATCCCGCTTGGCGTGCCGCCTCCGCTGCCGATATTTTCCCTGTCAGCGTTCCTTGGACATAATTGGTCACGAACAGCATTTGCTTGGGGGTTAATTTTTGTTTTAGTCTCCTGTCTTCAGGATTAATTAATTTTTTAGTAGTACTCATAGCTATCATGTCTCACAGGTTCTAGAATAGATTCATCATCATCAAACAACCTGACAAAGTTTCCTTCTCGGTATCTTATCAGAGCTAATGTAGTCGCGTCAACTAAGTCGTCATGCTCTCCGTAGGGGAAAGACGCGAGCTCCTCTTGCAATTCCAGCGCCCAACTGTCATCGGTCCGCCAAACGTGACCCGCTTCAAAGATGGGAGCGACTGTATTTAAGCGAACATGTTTATCCATTCCGCGGTTCGGGGAAAATGCAGTTGCATAGACGCCAAATCGTCTAAGCTCATGTATCAAGGGTGTCCCTGACGCCTTTGCCTCGATAATAACGCTGTCAGGATTGAATTTATGGAGTTCTTGCTTCGCGACTTGCTTTAATTCAGGGAAATCCCATCGACCTTTGGTGGATGCAAGAAGAATTAAATGCGTTTCTTTGCCCTCGTTGGGATAAAAGATACCCCAAGTGGTAATGGCAGAGTAGTCAGCGGTTTCTTTTTTAGAAAAGGCAGTATCATAGCTTTGAATAATGAAAGCACACTCAGGTGGATTTGGTTTTTCCCAAACATTCCACCATTCACGCTTAATAATACTGGTTCCATCGTAGGTAGGGTTTTGTTGCCACTGGGCATTCCACTTACTGGGTACCAGCGAAGCTTTAACTTTATCTAATTCCTCTAGTTTCCAGTACTGAGGCCAAATAGGTTTTCTTTTTTCTTCGTCATCGTCGTCTAAGATTGCGGGGAACTCAACTAATTCCCACTTGTCAGCCTTAGGCTCTGCCATTTTCTTAATTAAGTTAGCTGTTAAGTCTTTGTTAGACCATCTTGTCATCACAATCGCTATTGATCCACCAGGTTGAAGACGCTGTCGAGGACCTGAGGTGTACCATTCGTAGGCATTGTCCATTGCAGTCTCAGATAACGCATCTTGTTCCGAGTGAGGATCATCAATAATCAATAAATCAGCACCACGACCTGTGATTGCACCGCCGACACCAGCTGCAAAGTACTCACCACCATGATTTGTTTCCCATCTTCCCGCTGCTTGGTTATCAGTTCGCAGTGTTACATTAGGAAAGATGCGTTTATATTCTTTTGAATTCATTAAGTTACGAATTTTTCTACCAAATCTTACTGCAAGTTCACCTGTGTGCGTTGCCTGAATAATTTTTAGTCTAGGATTGAGTCCCATCATCCACGCTGGGAACAAATAACTAGCAAATTCTGATTTTGTGTGTCGTGGCGGCATGTTAATAATTAATCTTTGTGCTTTTTCCGCTGCAAATTTTTGAAATTGTTCAGAAGTTCTTAAATGATGAGGTCCTTCTACAAACTCTGGCCATACTGCCTTTACAAAACTCATGAAATTTGCTCTCGCAAATTCTTGTTCTTGCTTTTGGCGAAGTAAAACCATCGCCTTTAGTTGCTGCATATCTAAATTTTCATAGTTCATACGTGAATTTTGTTCCATCAGTGTGTGTATGTTGCAAACCTTAACACACGTATATAAAAAAAGGGGCGATTTTTTGGGGGGTGGGGGTAATAATTTATTACTTTTATTTTCATTTTTCCAAAGTACCTAAGCCATCGAACAGCGGTCAGCTGTAATTGTTGCATAATCTATATTATAAGAACAGATAAGTCTATATTTTTCAACGCTTTTAGCGGTCAGCGGATCGATGTCTCTATATCTTGTGGTCATTGTTCAAAATTTCTCGGATCGTGTCCCATGTTTCACCTAATGAAACGGCGGTTAGCGGTGAGTGGTCAGCGTTTCCCTCTAAAAAATCCAAAAAGAGCGATCTATACAGAAAAACTCTTCTCTCTTTGAGAGAGCGTTGCAAGATAAATAGATTTCCAAAAAGCTGAGAGTATTTATGGTGGAATGATTTCTGATGCGGTCTCAAACTTTGTAGCAGATTGTGACGTTCACAAACCTTACATTCAATAAACAAAGCGTGTTTATTTTTATTGAATAAAATCATATCGGGAAATCCATTTATAGTAGTCGTTTCAATGCGAATTGGATTAAAATCTGGCAGTTTATCTTTAACCATTTTGTATAAATTTTTTTCTCTACTCATAAAAAATATAGCGTGACACAATTATTAATATTTTTAATTCAAATTGCAATTATTGGTACTATAAGTTTTTTTAGAAATATTATTATAAAAAATAAATTTTCAAAATTTTCCCGCAATTACCTAGTACCAATGCTCAAACCCTTCACACTATCACACTTCTCAAAAGTAGTAGTGTGATGGTAAAAAGCTATATAATTCAATATTAATAACTCATTCTTCACACTATCACACTTGTTTAAAAATAATTTTCTCTCTAAAAAAATATTTTTTCAAAAAACTTATAGTACTGTGAAGAGTGTGAAGTTCTTATAATAATTTATCTAATAGATATTGAATAAAATATCTAATAACAATTAATTATGATTATAGATTTAAAGAAATACAAACTAGAAAAACTAAGCGAAGAACAAAAAACAAAAGTAGTGAACATTGCATTTCAAATAGATGAGGATGATCTTGATGTGATCAGGTCTAGTGGGATGTATTTTGTCACCAACGTTCCGCTGATCGTTGACCGCTTAGAGAGTAAATTGGAGCAACAAATATTCTTAAAGAACATCGGAGAAAGTCTCATCGAATACTCTAAACAATTAGAAGAGGATAGAGATGACGTTAACTTTAAGATGAATTGGTATGAGGATTTTATCGATGAGCCTTACGAGTTCGATTAATCAAAGACACCCTTGTCACCTTTAAAGATAATTTCTACTTCATAAGTATTCTCACTTATTTTTTTAATCTTTCCGAATTTAAATTCTTTAGAAGTAAATCCCGATAGGTGTAGACAAATGTCTACATTAGTTTTTGCATCCGATTTATTTGACGCTTTGATTTCTGCATATTCTATTTTCATATAAACAATATCGGCGGATGATTAATAAATTCAAATTTTTATTTTAAATTAATTTCCGCGTTCCGCTGACCGCGATCAAACATACACTAACCAATTTAAAACCTATCTAGAAACGCTTTAAAACGGAAAAAATTCCCGTTGAAACCTAAAAATAACAAGCGATTAGCTAAAATATGCTGAAAAAACCCCGATAAATAAGGATAATAATAAATATAATATAAGTAGATATTTTATTATAAATAAGTATATTTTTAATCACATGAACTTTTTAAATCTCCGAATTCCAAATATGAAAAAAATAGTATTTGGCGTTATCAATTTTATAAATCTTCCGAAGGTTAATGCTCAGCAGACCGAAGTTAAATTGGTAATTGGATTTAGTTCAATTGCGATACATTACTTGCCTACGCTGAAGTCTCTCAATGTGACTCTTCAGCGAAAAATTTAGTTTTCTTATCGCAAGGCATCGGAGCCGAAAGACAGAAACCATATTATTAACTTTCGGTAAGGCAATAGATCGATCCAATCGTGGTTAGCAGTCCAACGCTGATCATCAAGAGAGACGCTTAGATTAAGTTGCCATTGAAAAGAATATTTATTTTTTTTCTTTTATGTATTTTCAATTGCCCTTGCAATTGCTGAGGGCAGTTGTGAATACATAACGTATTCAATTACAAAAACATAAGGAGAAAATAAAATGTCAGTAGAAGTAAAATCATTAAATTACTCTTCAAGAGTGAGTCGTTGTTTTTGGGATATGAAAGATTTATATCCTAACTTAATTAGTCGATGGACTAACAAATCTTATGTGAACAAATTAGTAAAAGAGTTCGCTGAGAAATACAACGTTAAGACAAGCGATGTAAAAAAAGAAATCAAAACTTTAATTACATTACAACAAAACAAACTTTTATTATTGGAGAATAACTAATGAC